TTTAGCAGGTATTTGTGGTATAGGTTTTCTTGTGTTAGAATTAATTATTTTAAAAGGAGTATTATAAAATGGTAATGAAAAAGAAACCAACAAAGAAAAAGATGATGGCCGGTGGTAAAGCTTCTAAGTATAGAGCAGCTGGTGGTGGATCATTAAAAATGGTTATGAAAGACGGAAAAAAAGTTCCGTTTTTTGCAGCAGATGGTAAAGGTAAAATGAAAGCCGGTGGTAAGACTACTAAATACATGAAAAAAGGTGGTAAAGCCAAGATGATGAAAGGTGGTAAAACTACCAAATATATGGCTAAAGGTGGTAAGACTACTAAATACATGGCTAAAGGTGGTAAAACATCTAAATATATGGCTAGAGGCGGTAGAGCCAAGTAGTGTCTTATCTTATTTCTAATATCCCACACTTTAAGTGTTGGGTGAGGAAAGAGTTCACACACAACCACCAAAAGTATCAAGGAGAATTTATTCATGCTTTGGCTTTTGCGGTGAACACTGTTCCAGACCGTTGTTTAGGATTTCAAGTGGTTTTTACAGGATGTGATGAAGGTCATCCCAATCCTCATGGTGGTGCAATGTGGGCACGAATACCAATTACGTCTTTAGTCGCAGATACTCCTTACGATGAATGGCCTCCTAATATGCAAACACATTTAGCTCAACCTTGGGACTGTTCTAGCCGCAATCATGCCATCATTAAAATGGATCGAATTAGTTCAAGTCCATGGTTGTGTAAAGTGGATGGAGAGTTCTATAATGGTAAATATATGTTTACGGTTGATTATACGGACAGTTACATATCTGATGATCCAGCACAACACAAACAATCACATGTGTTGGAATTAACATCAGGACCTTATAAAGGATGTATTGTCGCTTTACCAAACAATCGTGTACGTGTAACCAATCCTGCATTATGGGTTGTTGGAGAAGGACCACCTGACTTTGTACCGTCACAGTGGGAACACTCAGCAGAACAACACGATAGTTATATGGATTGGGAAAACACATTTAATAATTTGTATTCAGATAAGGACAAAAAATGAGTAAAAGTAAACCAAAAGCTAAAGCCAATCCACTGCCTAAAAATGTTAGAAAAGCTATGGATAATGTTTATAAAGATGATACAGATGCTAGAAATATTCTTAAAGATTTGTATGATACAGAAATGAAAAGACAAAAAAAGAAAAACAAATTCTTTACTGGTGGTTCGGTTCATGCCTCATTTGGCACAGAGTTTGACGATAGGTAAACATGGGAACTTCTGGAACAACAGCTTTTAATTTAGATGTAGCCGACGTAATCGAAGAAGCATTTTCTATGTTAGGTGGTGAGCAGTCTTTAGGGTTTGAACCTATTGAAGCTAGACGAACTTTAAATCTATTGCTTATTGATTGGATGAACCGTGGTATCTTATTATGGAAACAAAATATTGCAACTCTAGATATTACAGCAGGAACCGAAAAATACACATTACCAACATCATTAATTGACATTACTGAAATTGTACACAGAACAGTTGATGGTACTACGACAACGGATTTAGCTTTAACAAGAATTAGTATGGAAGAATATGTAAGGTTAACATCTAAGTCTCAACAAAGTCGTCCCACTCAATATGCAATTAATAGACTTAGAGATGCTGCTCAATTGTATCTATGGCCAACACCTAATGCAACAACAACAAGTGGCACTCCTATTCTTCAATATTTTAGTTTTAACAAAGTAGAAGACATTAATAAATCAAATGAAGATGTTGATATACCGTTTCGTTTCCTACCCTGTTTAGCAACAGGACTTGCTTATAAAATGTCTATTAAAAGACCGGGCATTACAGCCGACCGAGCAAGTATGTTAAAACAGATGTATGAAGAAGAATTAACTTCAGCGATGTATGCAGATAAAGAACGTGCTAGTCTTTTGATTAAGCCGTCCTTTAGGTTATAATCAAGATTATGGCAAAAGGTAAATATGCATATTTTATCTGTGACCGATCTGGATTTAGGTTTAAATATTCTGAAAGAGTACGAGAACCATCTGGACTGATTGTTGGTGCTTCTGAGACTGATGGACGATATAATATAATTGATCATCCGCAAAATCATTCTCCGAATG